TAATTAATAATTTCCACAATCATAGATTTAATATCTGTAAGATGCCTCGTCAGACGGGTAAATCTACGACTGTAGTATCTTTTCTACTACACTTTGCAGTGTTTAATGATAATGTAAATATTGGTATTCTTGCAAACAAAGCAGCAACTGCTAGAGAACTATTAGACAGATTGCAGACAGCATATGAAAATCTACCAAAGTGGATGCAACAAGGAATCATCTCATGGAACAAAGGTTCTCTTGAACTTGAGAATGGAAGTAAGATCCTGGCTGCTTCTACTTCTGCTTCTGCGGTTCGTGGTATGTCATTCAATATCCTATTTTTGGACGAATTTGCGTTCGTTCCAAATCATATCGCAGATTCGTTCTTTGCATCAGTATATCCAACAATTACTTCAGGTAAAAACACAAAAGTAATTATTGTATCCACACCACATGGTATGAATCATTTCTACCGAATGTGGCACGATGCGGAGAAAGGTAAGAATGAATATGTTTATACAGATGTTCACTGGAGTGAAGTTCCTGGAAGAGATGAGGAATGGAAAAAGCAAACTATTGCAAACACTTCAGAACAACAATTTAAAGTTGAGTTTGAATGCGAATTCTTAGGATCTGTTGATACTCTGATTGCACCATCTAAACTCAGAAACCTCGTCTACGACCATCCTAAGACGCGCAGCGCAGGTTTAGATGTATATGAGGATCCTGTAGAGAATCATGATTACTTGATCACTGTAGACGTTGCTAGAGGTGTCGGAAACGATTACTCTGCTTTTACTGTTGTAGACATAACTCAGTTTCCTCATAGAGTTGTTGCAAAGTATAGAAACAATGAAATCAAACCAATGCTTTTTCCAAGTATTGTTGATGAAGTTGGAAGAAGTTACAATGAAGCATATATCTTGTGTGAGGTAAATGATGTTGGTGATCAAGTAGCAAGTATTCTCCAGTATGACTTAGAATATAAGAATCTTCTTATGTGTTCAATGAGGGGTAGAGCTGGTCAAATTGTCGGACAAGGTTTTTCTGGAAAGAAAACTCAACTTGGAGTAAAGATGTCCAAAACTGTTAAGAAAGTTGGATGTTTAAACCTCAAAACGATGATTGAGGAAGATAAGTTATACTTAAATGATTATGAGATTATTTCAGAACTCACTACTTTTATTCAGAAACATAATTCATTTGAAGCAGAAGAGGGTTGCAATGATGACCTTGCGATGTGTCTTGTAATTTATGCATGGTTAGTTGCACAAGATTACTTCAAAGAACTTACTGATCAAGATGTCAGAAAAAGATTATATGAAGAACAGAAAAATCAAATCGAACAAGACATGGCACCTTTTGGATTTATATCTGATGGACTAGATGGAAACAGTTTTGTTGATGCTGATGGTGATAGATGGTTTACTGATGAATATGGTGATAGGTCATATATGTGGGAGTACATGTAATGGATCTAGATAAGCAAATAAAATTGAGTCATTTATTACTTAACGACAGAAAATGTAGATCATGTGGTGAAGTTAAAAATTTGATTGATAGTTTTTATAGAACTCATAAAGAAAGAGGTCCAGTTGCATCATCATATGCTTATGAGTGTAAAGAGTGTTCCATAAAAAGAGTTATTACTAATAGAATGATCTCAAGAGTTTTTGATAAATGGGAATATCCTGACTGGTAGCGGTTCACGTCATGTTTTCCTTTTGAAAAGTAATTTTTTAATAAATATTTTTTAGATAAACTGAGATTTACGGAGAAAAACATGGCGACTCCTCAATTATCTCCTGGAGTACTTACTAGGGAAGTTGATTTAACTGTTGGGAGAGCTGACAACGTATTAGATAATATTGGTGCAATTGCTGGACCTTTTGCAATTGGTCCTGTAGAGCAAGCAATTGACATCACAACAGAACAAGAATTAATTAACACTTTTGGAAGACCAATCTCAACTGATGCTCAGTATGAGTATTGGATGACGGCATCATCATTCCTTTCATATGGTGGTGTTCTTAAAGTTGCAAGAGTCGATGGTTCATCACTCAATAATGCAAATGCTGCGGTTGGATATGCAGCAACCACAAGTGCAAAAATTAAAAATTACGATAATTATAACAATACTTGGTCAGGTGAAGGTGTTCAGTTTGTGTATGCTGCGAAGAATCCAGGTTCTTGGGCAAACAATCTCAAGGTTTGTTTTATTGATGATTTTGCAGATCAAAGAATTGGTGTTACCACAACTAACTTAAGCAATCTTGGTGCTCAGGTTGGTTATGGAATTACAACCGCTATCACTAACACAGCAATTGCTGGTGTTGGAACGACAACTTCCTTCACAGGTTACCTAAAAGGTATCATCACCGGTGTTTCCACAGATACAACTAATGGAAGCAGCACCATTGATGTTAAGATTATTTCAAGAGTTTCTTCTGCAGGAACAGAAACTTCTGTAACTTATTCTGAAGGAAATTCTATTGCATCCTTTGAGCAAACCGATACACTTTTCTTTGTAAATAATTCCGGTATTAATACTGGTCTTTCTGCAAGTGCAGGTGCTGCTGCTGGACAAGTTCTAGATTGGTATGATCAACAAACTCTTGGTCTTACCAACTCAGTTATTTTCTGGAAATCGATTGCACCAAAACCAAGAACTAACGCTTATTCTGCTGCTAGAAATGGTAAAAACGACGCAATGCACATTGCTATCGTAGATGATAATGGAACAGTAACTGGAATTCAAGGGAATCTCCTTGAGAAGCATGTAAGTATATCCAAAGCACTTGATTCCATTTCTCAGGTAAATTCGCCACAGAAAATCTGGTACAAGAACTATCTTGCAGATTTCTCACAATATCTCTACGCTGGTTACAATCCTTCTCAAGCAGGGGATGCATATCGTGGAACAGTTCCTGTTGCGACTGGTTTCTCTACTTCATATACCAAGTATACAACTGGTCAGGGTCTGTGGGGTCAAAATGCACAAGGAATTGCATTTAGTGCATTGGGTAATGTAACATATACTTTAAGTGCAGGTGTTGATTACTCCGCTGCGGGCGGAATGCGAGCAGATCTAGGTTCAATATCAACAGCCTATGATTTATTTGCAAACAAAGATGAAATTCAAGTTGATTATCTTCTAAATGGTCCTGGTCTGTTAGGAGAATCAGAATCTCAAGCAAAAGCAAATAAATTAATTGCAGTTGCAGAAAGCAGAAAGGACTGTGTTGCGGTAATTTCTCCACATAGAGCAGGTGTTGTAGATCTCACTAATACTGATACACAAACAGATAACGTAATTAGGTTCTTCTCACCAATTACTTCCTCTTCTTATGCAATTTTTGATAGTGGTTATAAGTATACTTATGATCGCTTCAATAACACCTTTAGATATATTCCTTGTAACGGTGATATTGCTGGTTTGATGACCAGAACAAATGTTACTGGATTCCCATGGTTCTCACCTGCGGGGCAGCAGAGAGGTGTTCTGAATAATGCAATTAAACTTGCATATAATCCTTCAAAGGCACAGAGAGATGTTCTCTATACTGCAAGAGTAAACGCTATCGTAAATCAACCAGGAACTGGTGTTCTTCTGTTTGGTGATAAGACCGCACTTTCTTATCCATCTGCTTTTGATAGAATCAACGTTCGTAGATTATTCTTAACTGTTGAGCAAGCACTCGAAAGATCTGCTCAAGCACAACTATTTGAACTGAATGATCAAACAACAAGATCAAACTTTGTTAATATTGTTGAACCATACCTACGTGATGTTCAAGCAAAGAGAGGTATTTACGATTTCATCGTTATTTGCGATGAGTCAAACAATACTCCAGATGTGATTGATAATAATGAATTCAGAGCTGACATCTTCCTGAAACCAACCAAGTCAATTAACTACATCACACTTACGTTTGTTGCCACTAGAACAGGTGTAAGTTTTGAAGAAGTGGCAGGATCAGTTTAATCTAACCTAAATTAATTACAGAAGGAGGAATTCAAAATGTCCACTCTCAGAACAATCACCGCTTTTAAATCAAAACTTGCTGGAGGTGGCGCAAGACCAAACCTATTTGAAGTTGAAATTCCGTCATTCCCTGTTGCGGCAGGTGGAAATGTTTGGAGAACTGGTGATAACCAGGAAGCAGATTTATTCAAGTTCATGTGCAAAGCAGCTGCACTTCCAGCATCAAACATTGCACCTATTGAAGTTCCATTTAGAGGTCGCACATTAAAAGTTGCTGGAGACAGAACCTTTGATGTTTGGACTGTAACCATCATCAACGATGAGAACTTCTTGCTGAGAAATGCTTTCGAAGCATGGATGCAAGGAATTAGTAAGAACAGCAACAACACCGGTGCGACACAACCAGGCGAGTACATGACTAATGCTCTTGTACATCAACTTGGAAGAGGTGCAGATAATGGAATTGAATCATCTTCAAATTCATCAATTGTTAATGGATCTCCAATCACACCATTGAAAACATACACTTTCTTTGATATTTTCCCAACAAATATCTCAGCAATTGATCTTTCATACGATTCTTCAGATACCATTGAAGAATATACAGTTGAGTTCCAAGTTCAATACTGGGAACCAGGCGCTTGGA